AACATTCTTTGGTGCGGTAGGTCTTAACTTTGTAGTGTTACCTTTCTTTGGATTTAGAGAACCTACATTCATGGAAAGTTTCTACATGACACTGATCTTTGTTATGTTATCCCTTACAGTAGGTATTACTATCAGAAGAATGTTTACTAAATGGTATTAAAGAATGAAAAGAATAATGTACCTATATGAAAACTTCCTTGATGAAAAGGAACGTAACAAACTTATTGTAGATAGTATGATTACAGGTAAGTCTTTGTATAGTCTTCCACCTAAATCAAATATGGGTAAGGAAATTAAAAGAGTAGTTAAGGAAGTAAATGAAAACAATCATTGGTACTTTGATATAGATCGTATAGAGTACATAAATATATTTAGAATAGATAACGATACAGACAACAGAGATATGCACCATAAATACTGGAACAACATGGTTAGATATTATGGTGATGAACCTAAACCAATAGGTATACATCAAAAGGAAAAGAAACTAGTTTGTATCTGTAAGTTAAATGACAATTCAGAGAATACTTCTGGTGGGAATTGTGAATTAATAAACCTAGATGGGATGGAAACAAAGATAGATATGTTACCGGGTGATATGGTTGTGTTTCCTGCCTTTATTCCCTTTCGTATTACTCCCTTGATTAAAGGCTTAGACTTAGATATATATAATGAACGTGTTATTTATCTTGAAGCAGCTATTAGAGGATTATCTTTCCGATGATAGAACAAGAACCACTTAAATCACATCTACCATGTTCTGATTGTGGTAGTAGTGATGCATTAACTATATATCCAGATAACACCTATTGTTTTTCTTGTCACGTATATCATAAATCAACAGACAGTGGTAATAAACCAATGACACAGAAAAGATATACCTACCAATCAATACCAGATAGAAATATTGAACTTGAAACATGTAAGAAATATAATGTTCAGGTTGGAATAAATAGATCTAACCAAGAGGTTCATCTATATCCATACTACAACAAAGAAGGTAAACATATATCAAATAAAGTAAGAGTAGTTGAAGATAAAACATTCTATTCTGAAGGAGATAAAAAGAAAACAGAACTCTTCGGACAGAAGTTCTTTAAGGAAGGTGGTAAATATATAACCATAACCGAAGGTGAAATAGATTGTTTATCTGCCTACCAAATGTTGGGAAGTAAGTGGCCCGTACTAAGCGTAAGAAATGGTTCTGCTTCTGCTGCTAATGAGATCAAATATAACCTTGATTATCTCAATACATTCGATAACATCGTTCTATGTTTTGATAGTGATGAGCAGGGCCAGAAAGCATCTAAAGAAGTAGCTAATCTTCTTGAACCCGGTACTTGTAAGATAATGTATATGTCCTTAAAGGATGCCAACGAGTATCTCAAAGCAGGACAAGCCCAAGAGTTTGTTAAGGATTTCTGGAATGCTAAGACATATACACCTGAAGGAATTGTATATGGCCCTGATATAGCTCATCTCTTACTCGAAGACAAAGAAGTTAAGAGTCTTGCTTATCCGTGGGCTGGACTAAACGAACTCACCTATGGTATGAGAATGGGAGAGCTTGTTCTTATTACAGCAGGTAGTGGTATAGGTAAGTCCAGTGTTATGCGTGAGCTTGTTCACTATATAATTAAAAAGACAGATAACAATATTGGTTGTTTGTTTCTTGAAGAGAACGTAACCAAGACAGGATTAGGTATATTATCTGTTGAAGCTTCTAAGAAATTTCATATTAATACTCCCGGTGATAAAAATTGGACCGTAGATGATAAGAAGAAAGCCCTTAAAGCTCTTAACGATCTTAATCAGGTAGTTTTTTGGAACCACTTCGGTAACTCATCTCTTACTAATCTCATGACCAGAGTCAGATACATGGTAAAAGGATTAGATTGTAAGTACATAGTTATTGATCATATATCCATGATCATTTATGACACCCTTAATGAACGTAAAGCTATTGATGATATCATGGTCAAGCTTCGGGTGTTGGTGCAGGAGTTAGGGATTCATATGATTGTTGTTTCTCACCTCAGTAGACCACAAGGTACCGGTCATGAGGAAGGTGCAAACATCAGCCTCAATCAACTCAGGGGTAGTCATAGTCTTGCTCAGTTACCTGATATGATCTATGCTCTTGAACGAAACACACAGGCATTAAATGAAACAGAAAGAAACAGAACCATGATAAGAGTTCTGAAGAACCGTTTCTCAGGTGAGTCTGGTCCGGCTGTATTATTACAGTGGAGTAAAGATACAGGAAGATTGACTGAATTAGATATGAATGATGCTAGTCTTGATGAGACACAGAGCGATGACTTTGAATAACAAAGTTATTATAGATATAGAAACCGATAATCTTTATCCAGATGCTACTACTATATATTGTATTGTCTGTAAGGAACTTGATTCTGGAAAGGTTTTAACATTTACTAACAATAACTATGATTCTTTTATTGATTACTGTAAAAAAGAAGATTTATTCTTTATAGGTCATAACATTATTAGTTTTGATCTTAGGGTTATTAAGAAATTACTTGGATATGCCCACCCCATAAACAGAACTATAGATACACTAATCATGTCTCAACTAGCCAACCCTGTTCGTGATGGTGGTCATTCATTAAAGATGTGGGGTTTAAGACTAGATTATCCCAAGACAGAGATGGATAATTTTGATGTGTTTAGTAATGAACTGGTTGAATATTGTCAGAATGATGTAGAGCTTACCCATAAATTATATACCTACCTAACAGAAAACGAAAGAGAACTCGCTAAGTTCTCAGAAGATAGTATAAAACGTGAACATCTGTTCAGACATCTTATAGATAAACAGGAAGAAAACGGATTTTATTTTGATCTTCCTGCAGCCACATTATTGTTGGCTAAGATAACCGATGCTTCTATTAAAATAAGTAACCAATTAAAAGAAGTTTTTCCTCCCACTATAGTTGAGCTTAAAACAAAGACAAAAGAGATACCATTTAATCCTAACTCAAGACAACAAATAGGTAAACACCTACAAAATTTAGGGTGGATACCTACTGATTTTACTGTAAAGGGAAACGTTATAGTTAATGAGGTAGTACTAGATAGTATAGAAGATATTCCTGAAGCAAAACTATGTAAAGAATATCTCTTGTTACAGAAGAGGTCAGCACAGATTAAGTCATGGATTAAGTTTTGTGATCCTAGTACTTCACGAATACATGGTAGAGTTAGAACATTAGGAACTATTTCTACAAGGTGTAGCCATAACAATCCTAATGTAGCACAGACACCATCTGTTCATTCCCCATTCGGAAAAGATTGTAGAAACTGTTGGACTGTTGAAGATAAGAACAACTATGTTTTATTGGGATGTGATGCCAGTTCCTTAGAGCTTCGTGTACTTGCTCACTATATGAAAGATCAAAAATATATAGATGAAATCTTAAACGGTGATGTACACACCATAAATCAAGAGCTTGCTGGTCTTTCAACTAGAGATCAAGCAAAGACTTTTATATATGCCTTAATGTATGGAGCTGGTCCTTATAAAATAGCGAAGATCTTGAACAAAGATCTGGTAGTAGCAAGGGTAGTAAGAGATAGATTCTTGGGAAATGTACCGGCTCTCCAAAAATTGTTGACAAGCGTTGATGTTTGTGCTAGAAAGAACAGGAAGCTACGAGCTTTGGATGGACGTTACCTTCACATCAGGAGTTTACATTCGGTACTTAATGTTCTCATTCAGGGTGGTGGGGCTATCATCTGTAAGGATTGGTTGATACAAATTATGAAAGAAGTTCATCGTAAAAATATAGATGCTTTACCAGTAGCAAACATACACGATGAGATTCAATTTGAGGTTAGAAAAAACCAAGCAGAAGAACTTGGAATAATAACACAAGAGGCTTTGAAACAGACGGAGAAGGAACTACAATTAAACTGTCCACTTGATTCCAACTACAAGATAGGATCAAGCTGGAGTGATACACACTAAAAATATCCACTAATAAATATAAATATATACATATATAAAAAAGGAAAAATACTATGTCTATAATTAAAGGAAAAGCCTATTGGGCTAAGTTAGATAGAGCAACCAATATGTTCGATGCTGATAAACCACGTTGGTCTATTGATCTATCGTTGGATAAGAAGGGTGTTGCTCTAATGGAAGAAGAAGGTATCCCGGTCAAGAACAAAGATGATGATCGCGGTACTTTCGTTACGTTTACTAAAGATAAATTCATGCAAGATGGTACTGAATTACCTAAACCACGACTAATTGATGCAAAGAAAAATGATATGTCTGGAACACTAATTGGTAATGGTTCGGTTGTAAAGGTAGCTTACTATCCATATGAATGGACCTATACTTTAGGAAACAATGCACGTAGTGGGATTAAAGGAATCCTTAAAGGAGTTCAGGTTCTAAATCTTGTGGAATACATTCCAAAAGATGATTTTGAAGAGGAAACTGGATTTGTTTCTAATACTCCTACTGAAGCTATAGAAATTCCGTTTGAGTAACATATGAAAGGAATAAGAACCGGGGGGATAATCCAGCAACATAAAGCTGAAGTCTCTCCGGTTTTTATGAATAATAACATGGGTAAATTAGATTTATTAATAGATGATATTAAAGATGTCTTTACAAATAATATACAGCCATCAGAAAATGACCTTAAGGAATTTGCTGATAACATACTAGATTCTATACGTGATAATTTTGTAAGATCAGAACATAAATCTAAAGATGCTATTAGATTCTCCAGTGTTGGTAAACCTAACCGACAACTATGGTACCAATACAATATGCCACATAAAGCTGAAGAGCTTCATGCCTCCACACGTATCAAGTTTATGTTTGGTCACATGATTGAACAGCTGGTGTTCCTACTTATTAAGACAGCTGGTCATGAAGTATCTTCCCAACAAGAAGAAAAAACCATTGATGGTGTTACCGGACATATGGATGGAAAGGTTGATGGTATTGTGGTAGATGTTAAATCAGCATCACCACATTCGTTCAATAAGTTTGTTAGTGGTAAACTATATCAGGATGATCCGTTTGGATATATAGCACAGATATCTGGCTATGCTGATGGAGAAGATGAGGCTGCTTTTATTGTGATGAATAAAGTAAATGGACATATGCATGTCTTTAATGTAGATTCACTTGAGATGATAGATTTTAGTAAGAGGCTTGCAGAAGTTAAAGAGATAATACACAATGATCACCCGCCAGAACGTTGTTATGATGCTAAACCAGATGGTGAAAGTGGTAACATGAAACTTAGAATCGGGTGTATGTATTGTGACTACAAAAAGAAATGTTGGGAAGATGCTAACTCTGGTAATGGTATAAGAGTATTTAAATATAAAAGCGGTAAACGTTATCTTACACATGTGGGGCGTGAACCAAACAAAAATATTGAGGAGTTATCGTTGTCATGATTGAACTAGAGATTCCATCTAAGGTTATCAATAAAGCTAGAAAACTATCAGATGAATTAGGTGTATTAAATAATTCTATAACCAAAGGACAAGGAAGTTTGGCTGGTTTTGTAGGAGAGCTTATGTTTAATTCGGTTGTCAAAGGAAAACTTGTTCATACCTATGACTATGATATAGTACTTAAAGATAAATCTAAGGTAGATGTAAAGACAAAAAGAACCACAGTAAAACCATTACCTCATTATAATTGTACGGTAGCTTCCTCTAATATTAAACAAGCATGTGATTACTATGGTTTTGTTAGGGTTATGGATAACTTCTCTAAGGTATGGATACTAGGTATGATGAAAAAGGAAAAGTTCTTTGAGGAAGCTACCTTTATGAAGAGGGGCGAAAGAGATGAGGGCTACGTATGCAGAGCCGACTGTTATAATATTAAGATAGAGAACCTAGATGACCTACCGAAGTAAAGCAGAAAAAGAATTTGCAAATGTCTTAGCAGATGCTAAAATAAAATTTGAGTATGAACCAAATAGAATACCGTATGTTATCAGTAAGACATACTTACCAGATTTTTATCTTGTTGACTATGGTTTTTATATAGAGTTTAAGGGATATTTTAAACCAAGTGATAGAACTAAGCACAAGCTTATCAAAGAACAAAACCCACTTATTGATATAAGATTTGTTTTTATGAACGCTAATATGAAACTTAACAAGACCTCTAAAACATCATACGGATTTTGGTGTGATCAACATGGTTTTAAATGGGCTGAAAATAAAATACCAGATGAATGGTTAACGAAGAAAAAAAAAGTAGATTGTAATAATATTAATAAAGAAGATGAGCAGTGGAATGAGGAGAAGAAAAAAATAATATCTTCAGATAAAAGAAGGATTCCTTTTGACATAGAACATAGTTATCTTTATCTCTCATATCAGACATTTTATTTCAGGTTTGGTTGGCCTCCCGATGTTAGAGAGGCTGCTGGTCAAAGAGAGAAAATTAGATCTCTACATACCCACGACCTATTTGAAGCTCGTCTTAAGAGGGATGAGTTGCTTACAGAATGTAAATTATTAGTACACAAAGTTAGAACGAATGACAAAACAAGAAGAACAAAAGAAAACATACGTAGTATATAATAAGGATATTATTTCTAACGAGATATACTC